CCAAGATCCTCTTGTCGAGCGGCAACACCAACACCCCGGCGGCCTTCTTCTCCACGACCACGATGTCGGCCAACACCACGGGCAACGTCGTGCCGGTCGGCATCTGGCTGATCCCGTCGACCGCCAATGTGGTGCTGCAAGCCAACAACGGCACGTCGATGGTCAATGTCGGCGTGAGCGGCGCGGGCGGCTTCATCCTCTCCGACGGCATCAACGTGCAATTGCTGGCCTCGGCCAACGTCGCGGCGGTGACGCTGATCGGCATCGACGGCGGCATCCCGATCACCAACACGTTCATCACGTGAGCCGTATCCCATCATCCATCTCATGTGGTTGCGGTCCCCGCTGCATCTGTGTGTGGATGAGCAGGTCCCCTTTCTCATCGGAAGGTGGGAAGGGGGACTGAGCTTCAACGATGAGGAATTATGGCGGCCACGCTGCAAGATTACGTGAACGAATGCCGCTTGCTTTTGCATGATGCAAACGCGAACTTTTACACCAATCCCGAACTGATCTCGCAGATCAACGCCGCCCGCGAGCGGGTGGTGCGCGACACCGGCTGTCTCCGCACGCTGCAAGTCACCCAGGTTCCGGCCCCGCCGCCGCCGGGCGGCCTCAACCCGGTGCCGTGGCAAGCGAGCACGCTCGAGAGCCTCAACAGCTACGTCTTCTCCAACATCTTCACTTATCGCGTGACGCAGACCGGCACCTCGGGCACGACCGCGCCGCCTTACCCGGTCGCGACGGCGCAGATCCCGCCATCGACGCCGTTCGCCGACGGCACGGCGATGCTGCAGTTCGTGCAGAACGTCGAGATCCTGCCTTACGCGGTGCTGCCCAATTCGCTCTCGACCATCGACGTGCTCGCCATCAACGTCTACTGGGGCAACAGCCGCATCCCGCTGCGCTACCTGCCGTGGCGCGAGTTCAACGCGCAGCTGCGCTACTGGCAGAACTACATCGGGCGGCCGGTGTGCTTCTCGGTCTACGGCCAGAGCACGCTCTACCTCGCGCCCGTGCCCGACCAGATCTACCCGATGGAACTCGACACGGTGATCCTGCCGCAGCCGCTGGTGAGCCTCGCCGACCCGGACGTGATCAACGACCCGTTCACCACCGCGGTCGGCTACTACGCTTGCCACAAGGCGAAGTTCAAGGAGCAGTCGTTCGGCGAGAGCGACATCTTCATGCAGAAATACAAGGATCAGATCCAGGCGATCCAGGTCGCCATCATGACCGGCCGCATCCCCAACCCCTACGCGCAGATGTGAGCCATGGCCGTCACCGAGCGGGTCAAGCAGTATCACATCGTCAAGTCGTTCAAGGGGCTGAACACCAAGGCCAACCGGACGGCGATCGACCAGAACGAGTTCTCCTGGCTCGAGAACGCGATGCCGATCGGCGACAGCAATCTACGCATCGTGCCGACCGTCTCGGCCTCGGTCGACCTCCTGCGCGCGCCGGTGGCGTGGGACGCGAAGGTCACCAACCTCACCTCCGACAATGTCGAGCTCTCCGACTATGTCTTCGCGTTCGAGATCAACGGCGAGCTCCAGGCCTACAACCTGACGCACACGACGCTGATCACCATCGCGCCGGCCGGGACGTTCAATCCCGCAGGCGCGGAGATCACGCAATGGAAGAACGAGCGCATCATCATCGGCGACCCGACCAAGGGCCTCTTCTCCTGGGACGGCAACAACCTCGTCTCGATCGGCTCGGTCGGCTTCATCGGCATCACCGCGCACGGCACCGGCTACACCAGCGCCCCGGCCGTGATCATCGGCGCGCCCGGCGACCCGCATGGCCAGCAGGCGGTCGGCGAGGCGACCATCTTCGGCAACGGCGTCTCGAGCGTGTTCCTGACCCAGCCCGGCACCGGCTACAGCACCCCGCCCGCCGTCAGCTTCTCAGGCGGCGGCGGCTCGGGCGCGACCGCCATCGCCAGCCTCATCACCTTCGCGACCGGCACCCTGCAGCTTGTCGTCGCGGCCGGCGGGGCCGGCTACACCACGACCCCGACGATCACCATCACGGGCGGCGGCGGAACCGGCGCGGCGGCGACCCCGATCGTGTTCGGCAATTCCCTCACCTCGGTGGTGATGACCAACCCCGGCACCGGCTACACCGATGCCTCGACCGTGGTGGCGACGGTGACCGGCGGCGGCGGGTCGGGTGCGGTGCTGACCCCGGTGCTGACCACCGACCCGATCAGCGATGTCGCGACCTTCTCGGGCCGCGTCTGGGTGTCGCAAGGCCGCACCATCACCTTCAGCGCCGCCGGCAGCTACAACGACTTCATCTCGGTCTCGGCGGGCAATTTCGTCGCCACCGACACGACCTTGCACGGCAACATCAACGCGCTGCTCGCGGCCAACAACTTCCTCTACTGGTGGGGCGCGGACTCGATCAACGTCTTCTCGGACGTGCAGGTCAACGGCACCACGGGCGCGACCGTCTTCACCAACACCAACATCTCGGCCTCGATCGGCACCGAGCTGGTGCACGCGATCTTCCCGTATTTCCGGTCGATCCTGTTCATGAACCGCTACGGCGTCTACGCGCTGGTCGGCTCGACCACGACCAAGTTGTCGGACGCGCTCGACGGCATCTTCACGCTGATCGACTTCACCAAGCCGGTCACGGGCGGGCAGGTGCTGATCTACAACATCCTCTGCGCCGCGTTCAATTTCTACTACATGGACCCGGTGCGGGGGACGATCCCGCTGCAGGCCGTGTTCTTCGACAAGAAGTGGTTCCTGACCAACCAGGGCGCGATCGACCTGACCACCAGCATCCCGTTTCACGGCCTGATCCATCTCTACGGCACGGGCGGCACCAACCTCGTCAACCTCTATACCGACCCCTTGAGCGCGATCTTCTCGCGCACGCAGATGGCGCTCAGTCATATCGGCGATCCGGTCAGGGACAAGCAGGCGCTGAAGTTCGGCATCGAGGTGACCTCGGCCATCGGCGTGGCGCTCGAGGCGACCATCGATTCGGAGATCCGGCAGAGCCCGCTCTATCCGTTCAACACGGTGATCAACTGGGTCAACAACAACGGCCAGGTGATCGGCTGGACCAACAATGTCGGCACCACGCTCTACTGGCTGGGCGGCTACGGCTACCAGCTGCTCAAGACCGACGCGCAGCAACTGGGCAAGTATCTGGGGCTGACGATCACCTCGAACGCGGCGCAGTTCACCCTCAACACCGTCGAGTACGAGCTCGAATATGGAGCGCGTTTTTAGATGCCGACGCTACCGATCACGGTCCCGAACGTCTTCGCCAACGCGACCAGCAACATCGCCTTGTCCTTGCTGGATGCGGATTTCCTCGCGGTCTCGCAGGCGATCAACGGCATCGGCAACGGCAGCACGCCGCTGACCAACGTCACAATCACGGGCGGCACGCTCACCAACACGACGCTCAACAGCCCCGCGATCAGCGGCGGGTCGATGACCGGCACCAACCTGTCGAACGTCACGATCACGGGCGCTGCTACGCTGTCGCAGCACGGCCAGTGCCGCCTCATCTACAGCAACGCCAACCAGATCATCCTGCATCCCTATAACGGGCAGGCGATCCAGATCGCGGGCATGATCTACGCCATTCCGCCGAACGGCGTGAGCCTCACCAACGCCGGGATGATTGCGAACACGCTCTATTACATCTACGCCTTCGTCAGCGGCGGGGCACTCGCTCTGGAGTTTTCCACTAACGGGCATGTCGCCTCCCTGGACCCCGGCAATTACGGCGTCGAAGTCAAACAGACCGATGGGACGCACTCGCTGGTTGGCATGATCAGAACGACCGGCGCTAGTGGATTCTCCGACACCGATACGTTTCGCGGCGTGGCCTCCTGGTTCAACCGCCGCAATGTTTCGACCTATCTCAACGGCCCTGTCAACGGCTTCTCGACCTCGAACGCCTGGATAGATTTCAGTCTCGGCACCACCACCTCCATGCTCTGGGGCGATGAGGCGCTCTATGCCTTCACGTCGGTGTACGCAGTATCGAGCGCCACCGCCGAAAATCTGGCAATAAGACTCACGTTTAACGGCAACCCGGCGGGGCAACAAGGCGCAGCGTACCTGCCCATCGGTGGAGCCGGCACGGCGGTCGATACCTATAACTTCATGCCTGGAGAAGCCCCTATCACCGTGGGTGTGCAAGGCCTCACGCCCGGCACAGATCCAAAGAATTGTGTTGTCACCCTCACCACAATAACGCGGCAATGACGCGGAAGGACGCCACGACATGAGCAGCAACGCCTTCAGCCCCACCGGCAACACGGTGGTCTTCACCGCCAACGTCGCCGCACCCACCGCGGTGCAGGTGCCTGGCGCAGGCGGCGGGCAGTACCGCGTCGTCAACGCAGGCACGTCGGATGTCTATATAGGCAGCGGGTTGACCGCAGCAGCGGCCAATTCGAGCGCGGTGATCATCGGCACCAGCAACGCCACGACCTTCCTGATCTTGGGGCGCACGGTCGAGGTGTTGAGCCTCGCGCCGAACCTGTTCTTCACCGGGATCACGGCGGCGGGCGGCTCGTCGGTGCTGATCACGCCCGGCGATGGGAGCTGACCATGACCTTGCGCGCCGTCAGCGACACCGGCACCAGAGGGCAATATCCCGGCACGACCACCAACGACAACGCCTTGCCGGGCATGATCGGTGAGTATCTGCTCTCCGACATCCCGAAAGTGTCATCGGTCGGGCTGACGAACAACGTCACCGCCAATATCGCAACGATCGCGCTCACGGCCGGCGATTGGGATGTATGGATCAATGGGGCGTTGATGGGCGTCACCGCCACCGCTCTCGGCAATGCAAATTTTTACATTTCGTCAACCTCGCTCGGTGGCAACAACACGAACGGAGCCGTCGCGCGCCTCGCATACAACCCCGCCACCGCGCCCTTCGCCAGCGGTGACTTGACGCTGGACATTGGCCCGTGGCGTGTGAGCTTGGCCGCTCCCGCAACCTATTATTTCACCGCCTTGTGCGGCTTTGCCAGCGGCGCATTGAGCGCTTATGGCTGCATCCAGGCGCGGCGGGCACGCTGATGGACATGAGCGCGCTGTCATCGGCCGAGTTCGGCAACGTCGAGTCGCTCAACGCGATGCTGTTCGAGAACGGCATGCAGCATCAGCTCTTCCGCGACACCGTGTTCCGCCTGGGCCAGAGCGTGCCTGCCTATCCGCTGATGGAGGCCGATGTCGACAACCTCGACGACTGGCTGATCGCGCATCAGGACGAGCATCAGGCTTATGCGTCGCTCCTGGGCCTCAACAACCCGTTCAATCTGCTCGATGTCGACTGGAACGACCAGGATCAGTTCTACGATTGGATTTCGTCGCATTTGTTCATCCACGAGACGATTGCGAGCGCCTTGGGGGTCGTCGGATGAGCCCTCCAAACCCGCCCCCGCAAGGCCCGCAGCAGCAGGATCTGTCACAGAACCCGCAAGCGGTTCAGCAATTCAACGAGACCGCGGAGATCCTCTGGGGCAGCGCGCAGAAAGAGGGCTTGCCGCCGGGCATGACGCGCGATCGATATCTCGGCGCGGTCGCGCAGAAGCTCAAGCAAGGAACGCGGCTGGCACAAATTGGCAAGACCGTGTTTTTATTGACGCCAATAGAGCCGCTCGTGCTGGAGTTGCACACCTCGACATTGGAGGACGGCAAGGCGCTGGTGCAGCGCTATGTGGTTGCAGCAAAGACGGCCAAGCAGCAGGGCATCAAGAAGATCATCAGTTACGCGGATAGTCCTGCGTTTGTGAAACTTGCGAAGGCGACCGGATTGCCCGTGAAGATCACGCAAGAGCCGCACATGGACGAGATCACCGGGCAAATGAAGCCGATGTACAAGTTCGAGCTGGACCTCTGACATGCCCGTTCTCGCGATCATCATCCCGATTGCCGTCGACCTCGCGGTTACGACGGTAGCGGCGGATCTGATCGCCACGATCGCGGTCAGCACCTTGGTGATCGATGTTGCGGCGGGCGTCATCGGCGGCATTGCCGGCGGCATCGTGTCGGCGGAACTGACTGGCGGCGATGTCGGCAAAGCGGCGCTGCTGGGTGGGCTTGGCGGCGGCTTGAGCGGCGGCCTGGCCGCGGCAGGCGGGCTCACGGGCGGCATCGTCAAGACTGTTGCCAATGCGACGAACCTGCCGACTGGCGTCGTCAACACGGTACTGAAGGCGGCGGAAGGCGCAGGCATCGGCGCGGGCCGGGCCTTAGCGACCGGCGGCAATATCGGGCAGGGGGCGCTGGCGGGCGGGATCTCGGGCCTCGGCAGCGGCCTCGGCGGTCAGTTCGATTACGCCGGCATCGCAAAGGATACCGGCCTGCCCGAGAATGTCGTGCAGGGCGTGCTCAACGCCGCGGGCAAGGCGGGGTTCGGGGCGGGCGCTGCGGCGGCCACGGGGCAGGATGTCGGGCTCTCGGCGCTGTCGGGCGCGGCGCAGGGCGCGCTGCCGCCGGCAATCAAAGCGGCATTTGATGGAGCAAAAGCGGCTTACAACGCGGCGTTTGCCCCGGCTCAGGACGCTGCGACCCAAGCGGCGCAGGATGCCTACGCCCAGATCGTCACCCCGGCGCAGAACCAACTCAACGCGCTCGAGCAGCAGGGTCAGGACTATCTCGATAGCTACAAGGCGGGCTTAACGGATCAGGTCCAGGCCGCGCAGGACAAATATCAGAGCGCCATCGACAGCGTGAACAGAAATGTCGGCGCGCAGCTGCTGGCGGCGGGGCGGCTCGACGATTTCACCAAGGTCGGCTTCAACTATTCCCAAGCGGAGCAGTCGATCGAGCTATGGCAAGCATACAATCAGGCGAAAAGCGATTTTCAAACGGTGACGCAGCAGACCGCCACCGAGTGGAACTCGATCCAGCAGATGGTGCAGCAGCAATTCGACCAAGCAGCCCAGCCTCTGGTGCAGACGATCCAGAACGCGGGCAGCGACCCGAGCGTGCAGCAGGCCTACGACACGACGCTGCAGCAGAACCTCGCCCCGGCGCAGGAGAAGCTCGCTGCGGCCGAGGCTGCGGTGCAACAGGCCACCGACGCAGCATCGGGCGGCCCGAAAGAAGGACCGGCCCCGAGCTATCAGTATTACTCGACGTTCGACCAACTGAACGCCGCGTTCCCCGGGCAAAACTTCCCCGGTGACGTCATCCATCTCTCGCAGCCGGATTCGTCCGGTAATCCCGCCGGCTACTATGTGATGCCGCCGGGAGGTAGCCTCGCCGGGACCGGCGATGTGGCTCCCCCGGTCGCAGGCGGCGGCGGCGCAGGCGGCGCGCCCAGCCCGGCACAAGGCGCGACCACCGGCCCGGATACGACCGGCGGCGGCGCGACAGCGGCCGGCAGCACGCCAACCACCAGCCGCGATCAGCAGCTGCTCAATCTCACCGGCCTGTCAAAAGACACCGCGCCGCAGCAAGGCGTGAGCACGACCAACCTCGATTTCGGCACCTTCAGCGCGCCCGTCCCGAGCACGCACGACCAGCAGATCCGCACCCTCGCCGGCCTCTCGACCGCGCCGACGGCCAGCCAGACGGCGGCCGCGGCGGCCGATAGCGGCGGCAGCACCGCGGGCACGGGCACCTCGCCCGGCACCGGCAGCGGCACCGGCACGACCTCGGGCGGCGGCGGCACCGGGACTGGCGCAGGCGGCGCAGGCACCGGCACGGGCGCAGGCGGCACCGACGGGACCGGCGGCGGGGGCGAGGGCGGCACCGGCTCGGGCGGCGGCAAGACCCTCGATTTCGGCGCGGGCACCATCCCGCTGCCGCAGCGGCGGCCGGCAGGCACCACCGGCCCGGCCGTGCCCGACATTCCCGGCCCCGGCTCGCAGGCGCTGTCCCAGGCGCTCGCGGCCCCCGCGATCGGCTATTCGCCGGGGGGAGACGTGTTCGGCGTACTGGGAAAACGTACTCCGGTCTGGAACAAGAGTTCGCTGCGCGCCGAGGACACCAGCGGGGTCAGCGGGTGACGATTTCGCTGCCAAAAACATGTTTCACGTGGAACATTCAGCCATGACAGCCCTCGAAAGAGCCCTCAAACTCAGTCCAACCGCCGCGGCGAAGGCCCTGGAGCGCCATGGACGGGGCAAAGACAGTATTCTGGCGCACATTAACCCGCGTGAAGCGGAGCTTTTGAAGGCGCTGGGCGGTTCGGGCAAGCGCAACCCCAAGACCGGGCTGCTCGAGTTTCAGGACGACGAGTCATCGATTTACCAACCGTCGCCGATCTTCGGGGGCGGAAGCGGCGACAGCGGTGGCGGTGGCGGCGGCTTCCTGAGCGGGCTGTTCGGCGGCGGCGGCGGCGACACCAGCACAGCGGCCAGCGACACCAGCACCAGCGCGCCGACCACGTCGGTCTCGGCCCCGCAGCAACTGGCGGACGCCTCGGGCGGCGGCACCGATTTTGGCGGCCCCGGCCAATTCAACTTCGGTTACGGCGGCACGTCAGGTGGACAGCCCGCAGCAGCGCCGGCTCAAACGGCGGCGGCACCGGCAGCAGCGCCCGACGCGCTCGGCGGCGGCCTCGCCTTGGGCACGCCGACCGCAGGCGGGACCGGAGCCAACCCGATGCAATCGATCCTGGGCGGGCCCGACGCGGCGCTCGGCGGCGCTGGCACCGATCAAGCCACCAAGCCCGGCACCAAGGCCCCGCCGAGCTACGGCGACAAGCTGCTCTCGAGCCTCGGCGGCCTCGTCGCGCCCGACAACCTGACCAAGCTGCTCGGGGCGGCGATCCCCGCCGGGATCGGGCTGCTCAACAACCGCCAGGCGGGCAAGCAGCAGGCGGCGCAGGCGCAGCAGATCACCAATATCGGCGCGCCCTACTCGACCCTCGGTCAGCAGGACATCACCGCGGCAACGCAGGGCGCGCTCACCCCGCAGAGCGCGCAGTCCTACCAGATCATGCAGGCGAGGCTGGCCCAGGACGCGGCGCAGCGCGGCGGCGTCGGGGCGCAGCAGAACATCGCCCTGCTCGAGAACCAGCGGCAGAACCTCTTGGCGCAGCAGCTGCAGACCGGCATCACCCTCGCCCAGGTCGGCGACCAGTACACCATGGCAGGCATCCGGCAGACGATTCAGAACGATCAGAACCTCAACACCTCGACCAACAATTTCCTGACCGCGATGACCAAGGCCATGGGAGCCGTGCCGCCGCAAACGGCCACAGGAGGAACCCGTGCCGCTTGATAATCCCAGCCAAAACGCAGGGCCGGTCGCGGGCGCGTCAGACATCGGCGAGCTTTCCCCGTTCATCCGAACCTTCGCGCCCAAACAGCAACTCGGCTATCTGAGCCCGTCGCAAGCGCAACTGCCTCAATCCCAAACCGAAATGCCCGCCGTCCCTGCTATTGACCCAAACGTTCGGGGGCAGGCAGCGCCTGCGCCGGGCGGCGGGCAAGCGGGGTTGCCTGACACCTCGCCGCTGCTGCAGGACATCATCAATGCGCCAGGACAGATGCGGGCGCTCGGCGGGCAGATCACCGGGGCTTACAACAAGGAGGGCAAGCTCAAGGCTGATCAGGACGCCTTCGCCGCCCAGCAGAACGCCGTGGCCGCCAACAAGACGGCGCAGGACTTCACCAACATCTCGCAGCCCTACGAGAAGAAGCTCGAGGAGACGCCGCTCCCGGCTTTCGCGCCGACCGAGCAGAACTCGCAGGATCTCCTCAGCCTCTTCGGCATCGTCTCGGTCATGGGCGCGGTCCTCGGCAAGGCCGGCGGCGGGCACCAGGCGGCGCTCGGCGCGATGGACGCGATGACGGGGATGATGAACGGCTGGCAGGAGGGCCGGCAGGATCTCTACCAGAAGGAAAAGGACAAGTTCGACGAGAACTTCAAGATCGTGCAGGCAAAGCGCAAGGACCTGACCGACGCGCTTACGCGGGCGCTGCAGAAGCTGCCGCTCGATGCGAAGGCGGCCGAGGCCGACGCGCAGATCGCCATCGCGCAGCATGGCGGCCCCTTGGTGATGGCGACCTATCAGCGCCAGGGGCTCGAGAAGGCCGCCGAGATGGCTGAGAAAATCACCAATGCCGAGGCCAAGGCGGTCGAGGCCGTCTCGAAGCTGGAAGAGCGGGCGGGCATGGGCAGCGGCGATCCGATGGAGATCGCCAAGAAGATCGCCAACTACCAGCAGCCGATGCCGACCGGATACATCCTGCGCCAGCCTTATTGGCAGCAGGTGCAGCAGATGGTCTACCAGGTCAACCCGGGCTACAACGCGCCCGACTACAACCGGATCAACAAGGCGGTCAGCGCCTTCGCCACGGGCGCGGAAGGCAAGAGAGCCACCTCCATTGGCGTCGCCGCCGATCATCTCGCGGTGCTGGAGCCGCTGATCAAGAATCTCGACAACGGCGACATCCGCTTCATCAATAAATTGAGACAAGACTACACCGCCGCCGTGGGCGGCGCGGCCCCGACCAACCTCGACACGGCGAAAGAGATCGTCACCGTCGAGGTGACCAAGGCGGTCGCAGGCGGCGTGCTCGCGGAGCGGGATCGCGATCGCATTCAGCAGAACCTCGACCGCGCCAATTCACCGGAGCAGCTGCTCGGCACAGTCGATGTTCTCAAATCGCTGATGGCGGGTCAGGCGCGCGGCCTGAAGCGGCAATTCGAGTATGCGACCGGACGGCCGATCGAGCAGTACGGCCTGATCTCGCCGCAGCAGCTCAACTACGTTCTCGGCTCGGGCACGGGCGCATCCAGCGGCACATATACCTCGGCCGACGATGTGAAGGCCGATGTCCAATCGGGCAAGCTGACCAGGGAAAAAGGTTTGGAAATCCTCAAGCAGCAATTCGGATACGAGTGATGCCAAAGGCGGAGGATTTTCTAGACACGCCAGCCCCGGCATCACCGCCAGCCAAGACCGGCAAATCGGCGAGCGATTTCCTCTCGGGTCCATCGACCGCCGCTGCGCCCAAACAAACCGAACAAGATTACAACCCTTATGCCGTACTGGCGGCGAGCGGCGGCAATCCGAACCTATCCCCCCGCAATGTCGGGCAGACCGCCGCAGGAGCGATCGGGGGCGTGCCGGGTCTCTTCGGCGACATCGAGACGATGGGCCGCGAGGGGATCAACTTCCTCGGGCGCAACTTGGCCAAAGGCGAGGGGGCAGTGCCGGCAGACCAGCCGGTGCCGGATCTCGTCAGGCCCACCTCTAGCCTGCCGACCAGCGAGCGCGCGACCACCGGGCTATTCGGCAAGCCCAAGGACGAGGAATCGAAGAAATATCGCGAACTCGGCGGCATCATCTCGCCGTTTCCCTTCGGCACGCTGGCGAAGGGGCTGGGCCTTGCCGGCCGCGGCGTCGGCGCGACCGTTTCGGCGATCCGCGGCACGGAGAGCGCGGCCAAGATCGGCGGCCTCGCGGAAAAGGTGCGCGGCGGGGAATTGGCAAGCGACATTCTGACCCCGGCACACGGCGCAGCGATGGGCGAGGAGAGCGCGCAATCGATCGAGCGGGCGGGGCAGCGGTTCGGAGCCGAGACGCAGTTGGCGGGCGAGCAGGAGCATTTCGCGGCGAGCCAGGCGGAAAAGCGGGCGCAGCTTCAGGAGGCGGGGGCCATCGGCGACGACATCGCCGAGCGCGAGGCGGCGGGGCGGATCGATCCCTCGGCGCGCGGCGGCGAGATGCTCGACGCGATCAAGACCGAGACCGACCGCAAGGTCGGCATCCGCAAGCAGGGGGCCGATCAGGATTACGGCGCGTTCGACGAGGCGGCCAAGGGCCGGATCGCGGCCAAGGACTACTTCCAGACCTCCAAGCCCGGACAGGATCTGCGGCTATGGTTCAGGAAGGCGATGTCGACCGCGCGCAACGTCACGCAGTCGGCGGCGAGCCGGGATGATCTGGCCAAGATCTACGCCGACCTCTTCGGCGTCGAGAAGAAGACCGGCATGGCCTATTCGAGCCCCGACCTGATGCGCGAAGTGCTGCGCCGCGTGCGCGACCGCGCGAAAGGACATCCCGCGACCGGCTACGACGCCATCGACCAGCAGGAGGCGGGCCGGCTCGCCAATCGCATCTCGGACGCGCTGGCGGAATGGGAGCCGACGCTGCAGGAGGCCGACAGAAACTACAAGCTGCGGTCGGAGGCCCTGCAGCCGACGCAGACGGCGCGCGGCGCGAAGGCGCTGAAGCGCGAGAAGTTCGACTACAACCAGCTCGCGGTCGACCCTCAAGCCCTGCCGAATTTGTTCTTCAAGAGCGAGCAAGGTGTCGACGAGCTGATCGATCTGACCGGCAGTCTCGAGCGTGTCGAGACCTTCGCTTGGGACCATGTGCTCGACAGCTTGCGCGGCAAGACCCCGCAGCAGGCGGCGCAGTGGCTCGAGGCGCAACGCTCCTGGCTCAATGCATCGGTCCTGCCCGACACTTTTGCCAAGGCAACCACGCTGGTCGACAAGGCGGAATACGCGGCCAGCCGGGCGGCAACGGCGGCCGGGCAAGCCAAAGGCGCGGTCAGCCGCGGCAAGTCATTGCGCGATGCGTTGCGAACCGGCGCGTTCAGCCCCGAAGAAATGGCGCGGCCGCAACCGGGACCGAAGGGCAAGGCGCTGGCGGGGGCGCAGGCCGATGTGAGCGACCTCGCCAGCCGACTCGAGGCCGGCACCATCAAGCCCGACGATCTGATTAATGAGGTGCGCCAGCTACTCGGCCGCCAGGATCAGGTGATGGAGAAGGCGACGGCGAAGCGCCTCAACGCCGAGCTCGACGAGATCCAGAAGATCAAGAGCCACGAGGCCAAGGTGAGAAAACTCTCCTATTGGCTTGGCGGCGGCGCGTTGACCTCGATGGGTTTTTATGGGGGAAAGCAATTCTTAGGACAGGTCATGCCATAATGCCGCTCAAGCAAGGCTCGAGCCGCGCGACCGTGTCGAGCAACATCCGCGAGATGAAGAAGGCGGGCTATCCGCAGCGCCAGGCGGTGGCCGCCGCGCTATCGACCGCGCGCCGCGGCAAGCGCCGGAGCCGCAAGCGTGGCCGCTAAGAAGAAGCACAACGGGCGCGCCGACAAGAAGTCCGATGTCAATCCCGACCTCGAGGCGGTTATCGAGCGCAAGCTCAAGGATCTGCTCGAGGATGACGGCGGCGAGAAATTCTCTCTTACGGACTGGGCTAAGGTGGTTGACCGCGCGCTGGCCTTGGAGAAGGTCAAGCATGCGGTCAAGGAAGAAGAGTTCGGTGCCGCGTTCGAGGAATAAGAAGGGGACCTATGGACCAGACCGTCGCGCTGCTGCGCCTCGCCATCGCCGTGCTGACCGACCGCACGCTGACCCTGATCTCGCTGATCATGACCTTCGCGCTCGCCTGCTGGGTGATGCACGAGCCGTCGTGGGAGCGCGAGGGGATGGCCGGGTTCTTCGCCCTCGCCGTGTTCATCCCGTGCATCATCCGAGAGCGACCGAAGAAGGAGAAGATCAGTGCGCCAGCCGTACACGAACGACATGAAGCCCAAGGAACCGAAGCAATCCCAGCCGGTTATGCCTGACCGCATGAACATCTGCGGCCCGGGCGGGAACATCACCAAGCCCGAGGACAAGATCTACGCCAGCCCGACCTCGCAGATGACGCTGCGGCGCGGGCGTCAGCCGCGGATGTTCATCCCGCCGGGGAAGTGACGAGCGCTATATACCGATGAACATATTGCGCGATGTTCCCGAACTTTCCGCAGGGATCGTTCGCGCAATTCCTCGACCGCCTCGAGCCGTCGATCATTGATGCGACCGCGCTGCTGACCTTCGTCTACGTCGCGATCAAGATCTGGGAGTCGGAGACGATGCGCTGCCTCGTGCGGCGCTGGCGTCAGCGATAGTGATCGTAGCGGCCGCGGATGTTGGCGCGGTAGAAGCGCCCCGCCGAATCGGCCTCGCACAGGCCCATGTAGCAGCCGCTGTCGACGTTCTGGTAGGTGTACGGCTTGCCGGTCGCCTTGCGGAACTCGATGGTGAGCTCGCGGCGGTCCTCGTCGTAATTCGCGCGGGCGATGCTGTTGGAGAGCGGGAAGTCGCGCCATTCGCTCATAGCTTCCTTCAGTAGATCACGCCGAGACAATCGGGGCAGCCCAGGCATTCATCGCCAAAACTCGGGCAAGGCTTGTGCAATAGCGCCGCGTCAGTTCTCTCCGCTTCAGCGCGCGCCTCTTCTTCCTTCTGGAATCTGGTCCAGCCGTCAGCAAAATCTTTCACGAGCCACGCCATGTTCCCTAGTCCTTCCCCTGGTGGTGAGCGTAATAGGCGTCGATCTGCTCAAGGAACGTCATCTCGCCGTTCGGGTCGTGCTCGGCAACCCAGGCGAGAAATTCCGCTTCCGCGCGGTCATAGAGTAGTTTGAGCGTGTCCATGTTTCCTAGTCCTTCGACTTGTCAGTGACGAATTTAGATAGCCAATGAGCGCCTAGCGTCAGTAACCCGATGCCTCGCACATCATCGGTGTCGCCCCCCCACCCGAAAACTTGGGGCTCGCCAGCATCATTAAGCAGCACGCAGACACCGGCCACTATCCTGCCGAACTCACCTTCGCGCGTCTGCTTCGCCACCGCCTCAATCAGAGCAGGGATGTCTTGCAGGTTTCCGGTCAGCTCGACCACTTTTAGGTCTGTCACGGCGTTCCCTATCCTTTCGGTGCTTCGCTGAACGGATTGCGGCGCGGGCATAGCGGGGCCTCGCAGTCCTTGTTGGAGCCGGGCGGGCAGATGCAACCCGCTGGTCGCGTCATGACTGGCGGCTCGCCACTTACAAACCGGCGCATCGCGTCTTGTTTCTCTTTCGGCCACGTCTCGAACATGCGCTTTGCTTCGGCCAACCTTTCCTCGATGAATGGTCGTTGCCAGTCGCTCATGGATTCCCTACCGCGCGAAGCGCTGCGCGGATTTTATAGCGCTCGTAATCAGCGACGGCCGCATGAAGCTCGCAGATGCCGCTAAAAACCGGCTTGGCGGTCATGGGCGCTTCGTCAATGAGTCGATTGAGCCGGCGCAATTCGCGTTTCGCGTTGAGATATTCCTGCTCGGTCATCGCTTCACGTGTCCTTCACTTCATCGCCCACGGCATGATGGCGTAGCCATAGATCTTCTTGTTGCGCTTGAACCATTCGCGGCGCTTGGCCTTGGTCCAGTAGCGCGCCTTATCGGGAGCGGTGTACGTCATCAAGACGATCATCTTGGGAACGAACGCCCGCCGCGTCGTCCTGTGCAACTTGCCATCGTAATCTTTGACGAGATCGCCTTCGCGAGGGTGCCTTCGATTCACGAGTCACTCCTTCAAGAGCTCGCCCTCGAACAGGTAGCTGCCGAGGTGGCCGAGATTGACCCACGGCGCGACATGGATCTTGCCGCCCAGCGCGCGCCACACGTGGCAGAAATGGTAGTCCTCGGAGAGGAGGTGCCGGGTCTCCGGGTCGATGCTGGTTTTGAAGAATTCCAAGATCGTCTCGCCGTTCTGGATCGTGCCGCCCCCGATCGGCATGGTGTCGGTCACATAGGTGTCGACATGGGGGCCCATGGCCTCGAGGACGCGGCGGGCGATCAGCATGCAGCCGGTGCCGGCATGCCAGACCTCGGCCGGGCGGTCGCCCGGGACCGCCAAGGCCCCCTGGTAGCCGACGAGGTTGACCACCATGGCGGCGGTGTGGTGCTTGAGTTCCTCGGCCGGGACGCCCCGCATAACCGCCGCGTGCACCGACGCCCAGTTAATCTCCTTTTTAGGGTAGACGCCGCACAGCACCGGAGCCTCCTCGGTGAAGGCCAGCATCCGGAGGATCTCGGGGGTTTTCCAGCGAATGTCCGAATCGAGGAAGAGGAGATGGGTGCAGTCGGTCTTCAAAAATTGGTGCGCCAAAGTGTTCCGGCCGCGCGTGATGAGGCTCTCGTTGAACAAGAACGACCAGTGGATCTGCAAGTTGATCGTCTTGCACGCGCTGTAGAGCTCGAGCGCCGACTGCACATAGAAGCCCGAGGCTTGCGCGGCGAACATCGGCGAGGCGACGAAGAGGCGGATCTTCGACACATCTATCGTGAGCGCTGGAGTTGCCGTTTCCGGGCCTGCCGCAGGGCTTTCTCGTAACGTCGCGTCCCCAGCGGCGGATGGCGCTTGCGCCACCAGCGACTGTAGGCGGCGCTGCACTTCAGGCAGTAGCTCGGGTGGCGGCCATCCTTCTTCTTTCCGCACGAAGGGCATCTCCTCTTATGCCTGGCCTTCATGCCTCCACCATACATGTGGAATTATTGACGTCAATAATTCGGGTCCGGGGTGGAGGGGGGGTGTCCCCGGGCGAGGGCCGAGAATCTAAGAGTCTGGACAATATGGCTGAATTATGATGGCCTAGACAGCACAACAGCCCCTGCCGGGGGCTGTTGCGTAGAATAGCCAATGCGTTTCAAGCGGAATTGGCTGGTTTGGTCCCCAAAAAAGGAACAAGCCAAGCTACTGAGCCGAAACCCTGAAAGTCAATGGTTTTCTACCGTACCCATAGCGGCCTCGGCCCGTAATCCGTTCGCATTTGTGTGAAACGGTAGGTGGTGCTGAAGGGTGCCGGCAGAGCCCGACCGAGCTGGCAGTCGTGCCGCTCGCTGAACACAACTCGATGGCGCGCGCCCTGTAGCCCGGCGTGCGTCTCAAATCCGCGACATGAACTAGGCGCTTAATATGCCGGTGGAAGGCGCCGACCGGCAGGCGATCACCGCCGCGCGAGGCTGCACTGAGCCGCTGAAGGGACCCCTTCAAAGTGATGGCTCAACAGAGTTGTCCCCGCGTCGGGATAACTCTGTCCGCACCCCGCTTAAAATGATGAGGGTCCAGAAAGAGGGGGGAGGGGCGTTAATCGTCGTCGTCGTCTCTGCAACCGTGCAACACCCCCTCTCTCTCAGGTCCGGGCGGAGCGAGCGGAGACCTCACAGCGGGAGCGAGCGCAGCCCGGACACGACGCAACTCGAGCGCCGCGTCTGGTATCTCTAAAAAAAGATCCGCTGACCGGGACCGGAGGTCGGGTCCGATGGCGCAGCTTGTCGAGGCGCTGGGAGGTCGGAGGAAGTTGCGTCTCGAGCACGGACAAAGCCGGAACGGGTTATGCACAGGTCAGCGGCGGGCGATCAGGACGAGGGCGGCGTTGGCGGCGGCGCAGGCGAAGTTGACCGCGGCGAGGAGCGGGCGGTCCTGGGTGGCCGCGAGGACGGCCAGCGCGAGGCAGGCGGCGGCGGCGAGGCCGGCGACCAGCGGGATGAGCCGCAGCGGGATCATTCCGGGGGGACGACCCACAAATGCCGGGCGTTGAAAGCCTCGATGACCTCGCGGCGGACGCGGGCCATGGTGGCGTCGGCCTCGACCAGGGCGGCGCGGGCCGCGCGGGCGTAGGCGAGCACGTTCTCGACCGCCGCGATGGTGGCGATGCCGGCGGTGTCGGCGGCGCGGATGCGCTCGCACTCCGCGATGATCTCGTCGATCGGGGCGATCAGCGGGTCGGGCATGTCAGGCTCCTTGGCTGGCCCAGATGGTCCCTCGAGGGGAGGCGGCGATGAAGCGGTGGTCCGGGTCGGCCGGGTGCGCGGCGCAGGCGGACAGCCACAGGAGCAAGGCCAGGGCGAGGTAACGCATATGTATTCCTTTCGTGCCAACGAATGCCATGATATATCATGCTCCATGGATAGAGGAGCATAGAACGATGAGCTTTCCCGAGATCGAGCTCTATGGCGACATGGGGCCGCTGTTCGCGGCGCTGGCCAAGGCGCAGGCGGAAATCAGAGGCGCGCTGAAGGACGCGGTCAACCCGCATTTCAAGTCCAAGTATGCGGATCTGGAGAGCACCTGGCAGGCGTGCCGCGGCCCGCTGGCGAAGAACGGCCTGGCCGTGATCCAGTCGCCGTTCAGCGAGGGCGGCAATGTCGGCGTGGTCACGATTCTGGGCCACGAATCGGGGGCGATGATCCAGGGCAAGCTGGTGGTCGCGCCGATGAAGTTCGACGCCCAAGGGGCCGGCTCGACGCTGACCTATCTGCGCCGCTACGCGCTGGCGGCGATGGTCGGGGTCGCGCCCACCGACGACGACGGCGAGGCCTCGGTCGGGCGGCCGGTCAATGGGAAGGCGGCTCCCGCTAAAGAGGCGGCCCCTCCAGCCCCGCCCGAGTTGCAGTACGACCCGATGACCGGCGAGCTGATGCCGCAGGCGCTGCCGTACACGGGCGACTACGTGAAGTTCGGCCGCGTCTTCGTCGACGCCATCAAGACCGCCGAGAGTCTTGCCGAGCTCAACCGGTGGGAGGGTCACAACCGGGAGACGATCGACGGCGGCAAGGAGCGCCTGCCCAAGGCCTACAACTCGCTCCAAGAGGCGATCGACAAGCGCCGCGTGCAGCTGTGGGAAGAAAGCCGGGACGAGAAGCCGTCCAACCCGCTCCTGGGAGGCTGACCCATGGTTACCAAAAAAGGCGAGCGCGCGACGCGAATCTGCGGCGATTGTCGCCACTGGGAGATCGACGAGGACGAAACCGCCTTGGGCGAGTGCCGCCGCTATGCGCCGCGGGCAGCGGTGGTCAGCGAGATCGACGGAGCGATCCATGAGGCCTGGTGGCCCCTGACCTGGCATCACGAATGGTGCAGCGAGTGGGCGACCGGAGAGGATTTGTGAGCGACCCGGCAGGCCGATCCGGACCCGCTTACGACGCCTGGGTCGCGGCCCGGCTGGGCAAGGTCACCGCCTCGCGGGTGGCCGACGTCATGGCCATGACCAAGAAAGGCCCCTCCGAGCGCCGCAGCCACTATCTGGCCGAGCTGATCGCCGAAAGGCTGACAGGACTGCCCAAGGACCAGCCGCTCACCGGCGCGATGCTCTGGGGCCTGGAGACGGAGCCGCATGCCCGCAACGCCTATGAGGCCGCGACCGAGACGGCGGTGGCCGAGACCGGCTTCGTGCGCCACCCGGAGATCTTCATGGCGGGCTGCTCCCCCGACGGCCTGGTCGGTCTGGACGGTTTGATCGAGATCAAATGTCCGCAGTCGCTGACCCATGTCGAGACCCTGATCGCCGGGGCGGTGCCCGAGCGCCACCGCGCCCAGATCCAGTGGCAGCTGGCCTGCACCGGGCGGCAATGGTGCGACTTCGTCTCGTTCGACCCGCGCATGAGCGGCAAGCCGCGGCTGTTCATCGACCGGGTGCCGCGCGACGACGCCGCGATCGCCGCCATGGAGGAGCAGGTCTCGCTGTTCCTCGCCGAGCTCGAGATGCTGATGACCTTCCTGACCGGCGCACCGGCCGATCTGGACGCGGCGATCCCGTTTTGACCCTCTCAGGCCATCAAGGCGATGACCGCGATGGTCAAAGCGAGCGCGCCGGCCGCGGCCTCGACCACCAGCCAGAAGCGGTACGCGCGCGGCAGCTTCCGGCGGCCTCCCTTGGCCGTGGCGTTGGCGATGTGCAGCGACAGCGGCGTGAGATCGGTCATGACGGCCCCCTTGGTTGACAAGCGTGGCTTATCATGTCACGATTAATCATGCAATGTCATTACGAAGGAGGCCGTTGTGGCCAAGAAGCCTGAGCGGAAGAAGCCCGGCCGCGCCACCGACACCACGCGGGCGCGGCGGCACATCTTCATCAAGCGCGAGTTGCTCGCCGCGGTCGACGCCCTTGCTGCGGATGGAAGGCGGAACTTCTGCGCCGAATTGGAACTGCTGATCGAGGCCGGTTTGGGGCGGATTCATCTGCCCGCTTCGGGTAGTGTACACGCGTTGACCCGATAAACCACAATACTGGAGACGCCCATCATGCCCTACGTTTCCGGCTGGCTGCAGATCACGGAGCGCGGCCATCCCGACCAAGGTCTTCCCGGCCAAGGCCAGCAGCCCGGCTATCCCAGCCAGGGCTTGCCCGGCGGGGGCTTCCCCGGCCAAGGCCATCCCGACCAGGGCCTCCCGCCCCAATGGGGCGGCGGTCACCCCGACCAGGGCCTCCCCGGCGGGGGCCATCCTTGGATTCCGGGGCACATCCCGCCGCCGCCGCCCGGCGTGTGGCCGCCGCCATCGAGCACCTTGCCCATCGTCCCCGCGCCCCCGGATACCCCGCCGGGCGTGATCTGGCCGCCGTTCCTGCATCCCGACCAGGGCCTGCCCGGCGCGCCGCCGCCGGTTCCCGGCCAAGGCCTGCCCGGCCAGCCGCCGCAGCCCGACCAGGGCTTGCCCGGACATCCGCAGGGCAAATTCTGGATCGTCGCCGGCATCCCCGGCTATGGCTGGCGCTATGTGTGCGTCGATCCGAGCCTGACCCCGACCCCGAAGCCGCAATGAACTAGAGGCCACCTGGCCGCTGCCGGGGGACTGACAGGCCCCCCTACCAGCCTCGGCGGCGGCCTTTTTTGAGAGAGAGAGGAACGCCTATGAAAAACCTGGCACTTGCCGCGCTTGCCCTCGCCGGGGCCGGCCTCGCCGCCACCCCGGCCCACGCCGTCCTGCAATTCAGCGCCAATATCGGCGGCACCACTTTCAGCTGCGTCGATAACGCCGCCTGCGACACCAACCCGCTCGTCGGCACCATCACCACGGGGACGCAGACATTCGGCGCGGTCACCTTCCTGGGATCGGCCCAGACCCAGACCACGGGGGCGAGCAACACCCTTGACACGACCTCATTCCAGATCACCAATTCCGGGACTGCCGCCGTCGCGGTGACCATCGCCGTCGGCGGCACCAGCTTCACCGGGCCCGTGACCAGCTTGTCCGAATCAGGCTCAGGCACCTGGCAGAACGCCGCCGGCTCGACCATCGACCTGACCTACTATGCCGACAACGCCAACACCCAGGGGGCGGGCACCCCGACGGATCATCCCGGCATCCTGCAAGCCGACAGCGGCCTCCTCACCGCCGCCGGCCTCACCGACAGCTTCAACTTCAACCACGTCTCGGGCTTCATCGACCCGGATCTCTATTCGATGACCCTCGAGACCACCGGGACGATCGCGGGCGCGGTCGGTGGCGTGGCCTCCCAGCTTACGGGCCGCTCGCAAGCGATCGTCGCGACGGCGGTGCCCGAGCCCGGCACCTTGGGCCTTCTCGGCGCAGGCCTGATCGGCCTCGGCCTCGTCGCCTGGCGTAAGCAGGGTCATGGCATGACCTAACCCGTTCCCCTGGGTGCTTCCAACATCCACCCAGCGAACTGGGGGCCGCTGCCGGCCCTACCCCCCGGCAGCGGTCCTTTTTTATGTTGGCCGGTAAACCGCCGCGATGTGGCGCGCGAGCGCCGGCGGGATCTTGGCGATCATCGCCGAGGCGAACTTCCGCCCCGATGACTTGCTGCCGAACCGCTGCAGCGAGGCGTCCTCGCCCGGGCCGAACCAGTCGTTCCCGTTCTTGATCGCGGTCGCCTCGCGGCGGCGCGCGTCGAAGGTCTCGTCCCACCACGCCGCGCCCGACCCGCCCTGCTTCACGCCCTCATGCTCGGCGGGGTTGGTCCAGTGCCCCGCCGTGCGATGCGGGATGTTCTTGATGTGCCGCTCGGCAGTCCGGTTGAAGCCTTGCGGAATGTAATCGTCCTTGCCGAAATTCGACCACGAAAAGCCGCCGACCTTCACCCCGGTCCTGACGACGATCGGCATGAGCGCCGGCACGTCGCCCCACAAGTAGAAGCTGCCGTAGTTCCAGCGCGCCCGCCCGACCCATTTCTGCGCCCCGCGCACGTTCTCGACCACCAGGGGGATGTGACGCCCGGCCGCGGCGCTCGCCTCGCGCTGCAGCCTGAAACAGCTTTCAAACAATGTGTTATCCGGCGGCGGCAGGGCCCGGGCGCGCGACCACGGCATGGCGCGGTAGCTGTAGGCCTGGCACGGCGGCGAGGCGACGATCAGCGCCGCGTCCCGGAACTGCGACCCGTGCAGGGTCAGCACGTCCTGCACCACGAGGCTGCCCGGATAGCGGCGCGCGCCGTACTGGTGCGCCTCGCGGTCGAAGCCGACGACCTCGTAGCCCTCGGCGAGCAGCCCCTCGGTCCAGCCGCCGAGGCCGCAGAAGAGATCGATCGCGAGCGGCCTCATGCATTGCCGTCCGTCTTCAAGCCCGCCGCCATGAGCGCGCCGAGGGCCCGGCTGTGCTCGACCAGCTCGGCGTCGATCGCGGCGACGACCGCGGTCGATTCATCCAGCGGCATCGCCTCGTCGATGACCGCGACCAGGGTCAGGTAGGCATAGGTCGCGCCGGCAAAGAACGACGCCTTCATGTCGCGCAGCTGCACGTCCGGCGCATCCGGCTTGATCGAGGTGTCGCGGAACCCGTTCCACCCCCCTTCCACCACCTTGCCGCCGCTGACCGCCATGAACTTGCGCGTCAGGTCCCGCATCATCGCCCGCTGCTCTGCGTTCATGGACTCGCCTCCTTCTCTTGAGGGACCATCCGGCAACCCCTCCGCAGCCGTTCGGCAGATCGAGGCGGCGCTCATCTCAGAGCCCCAGCGCACGCATCGGCTGCGACCTGCGGGACGATTGGCGGGTTCTTCTCGTAGCCGATAGCCGTCATACCGCACGCCTCGGCGGCGCGGAGGATCGCACCAGAGCCGGCGAACGGGTCGAGCATAGTGCCGCCAGCAACCGCGAACGGTTTGACCATCCACAGGGCCACCGCAGCCGGCAGTTCGGCGCGGCGACCGCTGATCTCCGGCAACGCCGTAATGTGGTCAAGATCGGTCGCCGCGCAGTCGTCGAGCGCCTTGCCCTTGCGGAAGGCGATGACGTTCACGCTCGCCCATTTCCAGCCGGTCGTCTCCACCTTCGTCCTGGCCGCGGGTTTGCACCACGTTGCAATGCGCACGGGTTCGACAATGCCACGCACCGCCTCAACCATGTAGGCAGTCGATCTCCAACTTGAGGCGCACATAACTAACATCCAGCGCCCCTTGGCGAGCCGTGTCGCCGCCTCGCGTAACACGACCGCGACCGTCGCCGAGATCGCGTGTTCGGTTCCGGACCCGCCGAACGCATACGGCGGGTCGGTCACGATGAGATCGGGCGTCGCCGTCTCCGCGAGGATGAGATTCAGGCTATCGCCTTGGCGCATCATATTTTTGATTCGTCATCGCTAACGCACCTCCACCGCCACGGGTTAAGTCTCGAGCAACTCGAACATGCGACCCTGCGGCGGATCGGTCATCCCTTCCAACTCGGGCCGCAGGGCCAGGGCGACGATGCGCCCGCGCCGGTCGCGCATGATGTCATAGACCCGGTGCCGCGTGTCGGTGCCGTCCGTCGCCGCCATGACCACGGCCTCGACCCGGTCGGGCCGGTCGGCGATGCGGCCATGCACTGCGGCGGAATCGCCCCTCTCGACATAGGCGATCCACGCCTCCGAGATGTGGACATAAGCGATGATCTGCCGCTTCTGAAACTCCTCCTTCAGCGCCTTCAAGGCCGCCGTCTTCTCGTCCGGCGAGGCCCACGGGGTGCCCATGACATGGATGGTCCCTTCCGCATCGCAGGCAAAGAAGATCGGGGTCAGCGCCTTCGGCCTCTCGCGCTCGATCAGGTGATGCAGCGCCATGGTCGCATCGGCGACCAGCTCATCAAGCAGGCTCATCGTCGCCGCCCTCCTCGACATAGTCCGGATCGTCCTCGTCCAAGGGTTCCGCCGCATCCATCAGCGCCGGCAGCAACTCCTCGAGCTCGGCCACGCGCGCCCGGGCCAGCGCCGCCAGCTTGGCGTAGATCCCCGGCGGCGGGGCCTGCTTGCCCGAGGCCCAGCGCTGCACGGTGCGGAGGTTCACCCCGAGATCCTCGGCCAGGGGCATCTGCCACACCCGGCCGTAAACGAGGGTCACGAAGGCATGGAGCAGCGGATTGGGTTGTTGCCAAGGTTGCTCTTCGCTCATGATCCGGCATCATCCTTGCCCGCTTGCCACAGCGCCGCCAGCACAAAGGGCAGGTAGCGCCGCCGCTCCTCGTCCAGCCCCGCCACCATCCACGGGTGATCCTCGATCCATTGCAGCGCCGCGCCCCAGGCTGTCGCGGGGATGCCCGCCGCGGGGATCACAGGGGCCGCTGCCCCTCCCCCTCCGGGGGCCCCAGATCCTCTCGAGCCCGTTGGAACGATCGGCGGCACCAGGGTCGCCGCCGGCACGCCCAGCGCCGCCGCCAGCCTGATGAGATTGGCCGGATCGGGATAGCTCGTGCCGCGCAAATAATGCCCGATGCGATCGCGATTGCGCGCCACCGCATAGCCCCGCTTGTCCTGCACCGTGCCCCACACCCGCCGCGCCAGCTGCGAGGCATTGAGCCCTTCCCGCGCCATCGCCGCCTTGAGCGCCGCCGCGAACTCGGGATGCTTCCCCGCCCCGCTCATCGCAAAAACCAGTGCAGGAGCCAGCCGAGGATGACGGGGCCGCCGATCGCCGCCCCCAGGACCCACTTGAAATCGGCCATGAAGACGCCGACCAGGGCAAGGTTCATCGGGTCCATGCTACGCGCCTGCGGCGCTGCGCGGGGATCGGGCCCGAGCGCCCGATCGCCCATCCGCCACGATGCGCTCGTGGTGCTGCTCGTAAACCCGCAGCCACGGGTCGCCCTTCTTCTTGTCGCCGCGATAAACCGCGCGCCCTCCCCATGCCCGCCGCAAGGCCGCCTCCAGGGTGCGGTGCGAGGAGAACACCACGCTGCGGTCGCCGTAATACCCGGGCGCGGCCGTGACGAAAAATGCCGTCTGGGCCATGGGTCAGAGGCTCCCTTGCGCGGTGGCGCGGCGGTTCTCGGCATAACCCGCCGCCATCTGCTCGATCCCGTCGTTCCGACCCGCCCAGTAGGCGTCGTCGATCGCATCCGAAATCTTCCAGCAGGCCAGCTTGTCCATGATCTCGCCTTGGCCGAGGCGCTCCTTGACGGCGGCAAACACCGCCGCCGCCAGCAAATTCCGATGCTCCTTGTATGAATAGGGTGTCATGTCTCTTCGGTCCTTCCGTGCCTCGCCGCGCGCATGATCGCCGCGGCATCCAGTGAAATATATAGCGTGGTCAGTCGTGCGTCAACGTGATTTGTGTCATTCCCCCTTTGCTTTGGCGATAGCGGCGAAAGCATCAGACGCGACGCCTTGTAGCTCGGGATAGCTGCGCTGCTCCATCGCGTGCGCGAAGCGCTCCAGCGCCGCCAGCAGGTCGGGCGCGGCGGCGATCAGGCGCGCGTTAGCCTCTTGTTGAACGCGGTCGGTGTTGACCGTGCAAATGTTGAAGCTGCGCGGCTTGTCGCAAGTGGTCACGTTCCACTTGGCCATGCCGATGCGGGCTTGCCACGGGCCGGGCGTGTGTGTGGTGGTCATATCCGGTGCTCCTTACCGAGTGTGCCGATGGTCACATCAGGCGGTGCCTTACACCGCGACAGGGGTTGCCCCCTGTTTCGACCTGCCCTCATGCCGCGCGCTCCAACAAGGCGAGCGCCTGCGCGACATCGCCGCGCGCCAGCGCTGCGCGCGCCGTCGCCGCGATCTTGCGCCAGTCCGGCCGGACAACCGCCGCCGCCCCCCCTACGGGGGCCCCAGCCGCCGGCACGATCGCAGCGCCCTGCCATTCGGCATGGCCGACCGCGACGCGCGCGCCCGTGACCTGCTCGATCAGCCGCTTGCCGGCCTCGGGATCGACCGGCTTGCGCTTGTCGCTCCAAAACGACATCCGCACCTGCTCCCCCGTCTCCAGCACGGCGACATAAACCGCCGCCGGATAGCGACCCTTGTTTCGGAAAGTCGAAAGTTTCGGCATCGGATCTACTCCGTTCATCGGGTCGGCACTGCGCCGCTCCCTCCTATGCCCTTAAGGCTCGCAGGGGTCACCCGTGCGAGCCGGTAAGGGGAATGATGCGCCGCCTACCCGCGGGAGACACTTCTCCCGTTTCGACCTTATGCCCGTGGTTCAGTCGAGCCAGCCGCTCGACACCGCCCATTCGTAAAGCCTGCGCTCGAAGTCCCCGAGGTCGTCACTCAGATCGTCATACCGGTCGAGCAACAGAAACCACTGCCGCTCGTCGCCATTGGGCCAGCCTTGCTCGGGCTTGCGCTCGATCCACAACCCGCCAGCGTAAATCCGCCCGCGCCCCACGTAGCCGGAATATTTCCAGTGGCCATCGCTCAACGCCGCGCCCAGATCGGCGCAATCAACGCCGCTCGCCTGAAATTCCGCAAAGGTCATCATCGTCCCCTCCCTCAATGAACCGGATACGCCACGTTGGCGACATCCTTGCTCCAGCACGCGCGGCATGCGCCGCAAACGTTGCCTTGGCCACGGGCCGCCTTCACTGTCGTGATTTTCCGTCATCGGATCTACTCCGCACGTTCGGGCGACACTGTGCCTGCCCTCCTATGCCCTTAAGCCTCGCTACGGTCGCCCGTGCGAGGCTCGAAGGGAACGATGCGCCGCCTACCCGTGCGTCAATCCACTCTCGTATCCCGTCCATCCCGTCGGCATCCCGATCGCCTCCAGTGTCGCCGTGAAATGAATGATCGCCTTGTACCCCATGCGCCCGATGTCATCGGCCAGCGCTACCGCCTCCGCACTCGACAGCACCGGCAAACACTTGCGCCACTTCGCACTCTCCGTGCCGCCCGTGCGATAAACTACCGTGAATGTCTCCATGATCCCTTCCCCCCTAGTCCTGCAGCAGCGCCATGTTGCGCGCGTCAAACGCCTTGGCCGTCGCCGCGTCGCGCCACGCGCCACAACCGTTCTCGCCGTCCAACATCTCACGCGCCGTCGCCGCGCACTTGCCGCGCTTCGCCGCTACCGCATGCGTGCTCGTCGGATACGCATAAGCCGTCCGACCCGTCGCCGTGTCGCCGCATACAAACCCGCCGTCGTCCAAAATCTTCATGATGATCATCGGTCTTCTCCGCTACCAGGCACCCGGCTTGATTGCCGCGTCCACGGCCCTCGGGCAAAACCGCCCGAGAACCAATGATCAGACTGTACCGTGTGCAATCGTGGGCGTCAAATCTTTTCTTCGCACGATGCAAATTATTTTCGCTGCCACGCTGTCTATATAGCGCTGCCGGAAACCCCGCATTTTCTGGTGGCGGGGGAACCGTGGGGTGCACGCGCACCTGCGCTCGCGGTCCCAATGCCGCAGCCAGCGCCCCGTGCCAGGCAATCGTTGCTCGAGGCCGACCGTCGGCCGGCGGCGACAACTGCCGCCGTGGAGTTGTTGGCAGCTGCTATCCGCCCAGCGGCCCCACTGGCCCTCGATCGTTGACCAGCTCCTACAATGCTGCGGTGGATCTGTTGCTGCCGGCCGATCGTAGGCATGGGTACCACTATAGGAGAAACCTATCGTGCTATAGGCAAAACCTATTTCTTAACCTTTCGAGAACAAGATACACTTAGACCGTATCTGATTAGGTACCCTCTGGTATCCTCATTAGGTACCCATGCCTACGATCGGCCGGCAGCAACAGATCCACCGCAGCATTGTAGGAGCTGGTCAACGATCGAGGGCCA